ATGAAAATCAGTTCCACGAGTAGTGGCTTTCTTTGTAATTCTATTTGCTTCTTCAATACCTACTCTCTTTCTCCACTTGATAAAGATATCACGATTATAAAAAGATGTTACTGATGTAATAGAAGGAACCCACTCCCCAGAAGGAACTTGATAAAGTCTACAACCAGGAGTTTCTTTCTTTTCTAATTCAATATCACCAAGAAAATTACAATGCTCAAAGGTCATAAATTAAGTTCCAGTTTTGAAATTAGATATTCCTTACAGAGTCCTGAACGAACAATATCTTCCACACCAAATTCAATAATGTCAACTGATGGCATTATTCTTAGAACTCTCATGAAATCACTGATACCATTTCTTTCATTCTGTTTAAGAAGGTCAGTCTGAGTAGCATCACCACAGAACATAATCTTGGTGTTCTCTCCTACCCTTGTTATTATACTATCTAACTCATGAAAATTCAAGTTCTGGAATTCATCTACTATAATAATAGCATTATCAAATGTAGTACCACGAATGAATGAAGTACTCCAGAAGTCAATCGTTCCCTGAGTCTTCAAGTTTGCATACAGCATTTGGAAATCAGCTTCTGTACGCATCTCAAACATATACTTCACCATATTCTTATATGGTATCTGATAAAGTAATGATTTATCATCATGATCACCAGGTAAGAATCCAATCTCCCTAGTAGCAACAAGTGATCTTACAATAAAGATTTTTTCGTATGGAGTTGTGGTATCCAGTACATCCTGAAGAGCATTATAAAGAGTGATAAATGTCTTACCAGTTCCTGCTGCACCATAAGCAACAAGATTCTTACCTTCAGCATAAGAATCAAATAATAGCTTCTGATTATCAGTGAGAGGTTCAATGTCTCTCATTAAATCAGTATTGATTGGTTTCTTTCTTTTCATTTGCTTTGCAGTTAACCCAACTCCAATAGGTTGATCACCATTCTTTTTCTTTCTTGGCATATTCTTTAGTCTACATCAAAAGCAGATTGAGTTGAAGATTCATAAGATCCTTTACTTGCTAATCTTCCAGAGATACCTCCAGATTTTTGAGCTTTGTTGAGGACTTCTCCCCATCCAGGATTCTTATTCACAAGTTTATCTCTCCACTCTCCAACTTCTCCAGTACCAGGCATAGTAGAAGGGTCTGACCAGTCTCTAATCCAATCAGGATTATCTTCACACCATTGAGTCCACTTAGTGACACTCATTGCTACTTCTTTCTGTTCACCAGTTTTCTGATTAACGACAGGATATGTTGCCATATGAATACAATAAGGTTTACGATTATTTAGACCCACTCAAGGGCTTCAGATACAGAAGGGAATTGTTCGGTAAACACTTTCCTACATGCTTCTGCAATTACCATATGTTCTTTCTGAGTACCATGTGCAGACCTTAAATTGATATAGTGAATCCAAGAACGGCATGAACCAGTCATGTAGATTCTGGTAGGAGTACAAAGTGGTAGTACCATTCTAGCACACTCTTTAGCAACACCATCCTCTAGCATCTGATTATACAATGCAGTGGCAGAACTAAACAAAGTTTCCATCTGCTTATTCAATGTCTCTACCATATTAGGATCCAAATCATCAGTAGAGTTCTGACGATTCTTTGCATCTTGTCTTCTAAGTTCTGGTAAATCAATCTTACCTAATGCAGTACTAGCAGCATATCTTTGAGAGAACTCTTGATAAGTAAAACTTCTATGTCTTAATATTTGTGCAGCAATAGCACGAGTAGTTTCTATCTCAAGAGTCATAGAAGATTGCTCAAACACACTCCAATGATTATGCTTGATGCAATACTTTAAGAGTCCTGCATATTTTTCATTGTCCTGATTAGATGGGTTAGATACTCTAGCAACATATGCCATGAGTTTCTCCGCATCAGGAGTAATAGTAACAAGTTTTACATTCATTCGTCATCCTCGAATACTTCATCATAGTCTGCTAAAGGGCCCGCATTCTGTTCATAATTCTCTTGCTTATAAGAATCAACATCAGAATAAACTTCCGACTCCAACTCTGCCACAATCTCTTTAAGAGCCATGACTAGAACTTTTAACTTTCCTTTATTCATTTGTGCTTAAAGTACTTGTTAATTACATCTATTTGATCTTGATATTTAGCAATCATATTAAGTTCTTCTTCCATTGCTTCTACAACATTAGAGTGCTCTCCAATACCAACAGGATTGTTTAAATAAACCTCTACATTTGCAACATGCTTCTGTATATCTCCTTGAGCATGTGCTAGTAGTGCTTTAATTAATTGGTCTCTCATGGTAGATTACTCTTAATATTTGGGGTGGGAGGTTGGAATTCTGTATTACCAACAAAGAACGGGCATTACTACAGTAGTAAATTTTACGTCCTTGCCTGAGACCCGACTGGTAAGTCGATTCTGGTTTTCAACCAGCAGCACCACCTGTGTCTCATCACCTTATCCAGCTATATGCCAGAAAGATTATTCAGTCACTCCCCGTTGAGTTCGTCAACCCAACAAATATATTATTGCATAAAAAAAGGAGGGTGTCAACACCCCCCTTTTTGTTTTCGTTTAAACAGCAACAAGTTTCTTGGAAACTTTGATTCCTCGATACATAAGATCGAAGTTTCTGTTGTTTGCTGCTTCAGCGAGTACTTTCTTGTTGTACTCTGCAGAGTCGTACTCGACTCCACGGTAAGTGACTTTTGCCATTGGCTTGCTCCAAAGTAGTAGGGGTTTTAATCCGTTCCTTTAGTCGGCTTTTGCGTCCCATTCACATCCTTCTTCAGTTCCACTCTGAATAGTCTCAACTATTTCAGACCTATACTCAGCAGAAGGTGGTATCTTATCGATAATACCTTTTGCATTTGCACAAGTTAAAAGTGTAGCGATTAGGATTTCCATAGGATGAACGATCCGTTCCGAGTCGGCTTACTTGCGTCTCCTTAAGAGATGAACGATATGTGCATATTAACACATCTATACTATATATGCAAGTTTATTTGTATTCCCTGATACAGTTTTACAATTGTCTACCGAACTGGTCTGTCAAACCAAGTTTTTTTACTTCTCCTAGATTAGATTTCTCTGCTTTCTTAATCCTTTTATACTCTTTAAGGATCTTATCTATCTCATCCCTAGATACTTTCACATTCAATCCAGTAGCTTGATCTTCAGGATCACTAAATCCAACTCCAGATTCTTTCTTCTTTTCTTTTTCTTCTAGGTAATCATTAATACCAAGTTGAATATCTGCTTCAATGATATCATTAATTTGAGCTCTGAGTAACTCATCATTGTCTTTGTTTTTACCCATTAACCTTTCCTCTTCTTACGTTTTGGTGGAGTTGCTCTAACACCCCATAGATTAGGTCTTATTGTACCATGCCCATAATCAATCTTCTGTAATGAGTCTTTTCCATAACGATCATAGTACATATCGAAAATATTTGCCATCTTCTCAGAACGTGTTACATCAATACAAAGATTACCTTCATACTTATACTTAACTATAAAAGCATCAGTAGGTAATTGCCTGTCTTGAGATTTTTCTGAGGTGGTTTTTTCTAAAATAATCTCACAAGAATATACTGAAGGATCAAAAGCCTTTTCTGGTTTTTTAAGTTCTTCTGTCACTTTCTTTTCGGTTTCTGTCTTTGTTGTCATTCTTCACTGTCCCCATGTAATTGTGTTTGAATCTCCTTAACTGCATTTTCAACAGCAGTAAGACGTTCTCCATGATTAGTAGAAGGTGCTTTATGAGCCTGTGCTTCTAATGCTTGAAGTCTTTCTTCAATAGTCCATAGATCATTCATACTCTTCCTCCCCATGTAATATCTGGATATGCTACCTTGACAATATCAAAAGGAACATTATATAAATCAGTCAACTTCTTATCTTTAACCTTAACTAAAACCTCTGCCTCTTTAGGATGAAGTCCCTGTAACATATTAATAAACATAACCTCTCTACGCATTCCATTGATATTCGCATTACCACCTTCAACAAAATTATAAAGGTTTGTCCATTCTCTACGTAAAGATGTTTTATTTCTACCATCTAAATCTTGACCTGTAGCAGACTCTCCACCAGCAGCTTCTCTTGCAATATTATCTGATAAAGTTCCACTAAAGATCTGCTGTTGCTCACCATCACCATAAGGAACATCTCCTTCAGGTAATAGACTCTTAATACTATCATCAAAATTCCAAATCAAAATAGATTTAATAGAATCATGTGAATAGTATTGTAATGCTTCTACTTTCTTTGGATTAGTTTTTTGTTTAGCAGTCAAATCCAATACCTCAAATACAAAAGGATTAGTTGGTAAAGAATCTATACGAGGAGCACGAGGAGTCCTTTTCTTCGGTGCTGCTTTAGTCTTCCTCGTCGTTGTCTTCGCTGTTGTCATGTGTTTCAATTCTTAGGGCTAAAATTTCATCAGGAACTAACTGTCCATTAGCATCAAACATTTCTGGATGAGTGTATACCACTTGAGGAGTAGTCTCATATGAATGCTGTCTTGCCATCCATCCTATCATACCCCCTACCAATAATGCAAGTATAGACATTACTGTCATAAGTGTCAACGATACTACTAGTGTTTCTGACATGGCACTACTCCTAATTTTTTTACTTTTTTTTGATGTCTAGATAAAAATCAAAGTGAAAAACAATTTCTCTATTCCATAGAGCAATAAGATTTCCAAATTTTATCTGAAATGTTTTTGGTTTTGGTTGAGTTCTTCTCCTGTTTCGTAATAATAATTCAACTCCTCTGTTGATTTGGAGTTCTGGATTATTTAGAGGGCTTTTTTCTTCTTCCTGGTCTTCTGTCATGTTGATACCTCACTGCGTCTTCAATAATACTAGACAAATAAGATCTTATTTTTCTTGCTTTAGGTTTAGGAATATGTCCATATGCCTCACGTAATTGTTTATGATTGTTATCAGCACCTCCTTTAATATACT